TGGAAGTGAAATCAAGATGACTAAGCAAGAGATTATGGAACATCCGGCTTTTGATAAAGATATTAAATGGGCAGACTTAAAGTATGGCTCTAGTACTTATTCTTTATTGGAAGATGCAGTTCAAGCAAGAGACAATGCACAGGGTAATCAGAATGTTAATAAAGAGAAAGAAGCTAATTTAGGGGTTAATGCTAACTACACTATCACCAGATGGTACACACATGCTAAGGTTGGCGATAAGATTAAGAAGGTAAAGGTTTGGTTGGCTAATGAGAGAAGCAAAATAATTGGGATTCAAGTGTTAAAGCGTGATTATTGGCAGATATTGGACAGACCCTTATATCCCACAGCACATGATTGGGATGGTACATCTATTCCGGATATTACTGAGGATAAACAGAGAGCTAGAGCAATAGCACAAAACTTAGGATTGAAAGCTATGAAGGCAGACTTATACCCAATGTATGTTTATGACACTAACAAGATTAAGAACAAAGCTGATTTGGATTTTGACTATAACAAGTTTATTGGAGTTGATGCTAGTCCAGGCGAATCAGTCATGAACTCAGTCGCACCAATGGTTAAGGCACATCCTAACATGCAGCTTTTGGAGTTTATTTATACTTCACTTGATGTGTCGGCACAGAAGGCAACTGCTACACCGGATATTAAGATGGGTATGCAATCACAACAGGATAGACCGCTTGGTGAAACTAATTTAATTGCGAGTGCTTCGGATACTAGATATTCTTTAGGTGCTAAGGTGTTTGGTTGGTCCGAGAAAAGATTTTGGCAGCAATGGTACAACATGTATAAGGACAACTTTGCTGATGATATAGACGAGAAGGTACTGCGAGTAGTGGGTGCTTTTGGGGCTAAATGGCGACCTTTAAGCAAGAAAGACATCATTTGTAAATATGATCCGGATATTTATATTGAATCAACAGTAGTCAGTAGAGCTAAGGATATGGAAGATAGAATGATGCTAACTGAATACTTTAGTTTGGCGATGACAGACCCGACAGTAAATAGAAGGTATGGTATGAAGAAACTAGCTAAACTCAATGGTATGCAGAAAGATGAGATAGAAAGACTATTTCCACCAACAATAGATGAAAGAATAGCTGAGGACCAAAATGTAAAACTTAATAAAGATGAGTTAGTACCAGTATTGCCGGAAGATGACCACAATGTACACTTGGAGATTCATGCGATGGCTAAGGAAACTAACGCTTCTAAGGCTCATATAGAAACTCATAAGAAAGCATTAAGCATTAAAAAGACTAATCCGGAGTTTTTCCCACAGGACCAGCAACAGACTGATATGAATAACCCAACGGAGAATAAGCCAAATGGTGCTAATGTCATGCCAAACATTGGTAATATGCCGGTTAGAGGGATTCAACCTAGCAATACCAGTAATCAAAGATAATGAAATTAGATTTTGATAACAGTAAGAATAGAGAGCAATCACTTGCAGACTTTACCAGTCTTTTAAAACATCCAGGGTGGATGTTAGTACAGTCTATTTGTTATGCCAATATAGATTTAATTAGGAATCAGATTATAGAGGGAATAGGAGAGAGTGAGTCAATGGAAACTATCAACAGGTTGAGAGATAAACTGAAAGCCTATCAAGATGTTATTAATACTCCGGAGTATTGGATTGATAAGTTAAAGCCAGTAGAACCGAGTTTACATAACGAAGATGATCCATTTACCACAGTAGAATTGGAAGAGAAAGACAAAAAATGATATGATTAATCTAGTTATTTATTATCGGAAAAACCGAATATAAAAATATGGCAGAAGATAAAAACGAGGTTGAAGAAACCAAAACAGAAGTTACAGAAAATAAAGAAGAACTAAAAGATGACAAGGAAGGGGAAGCTAAAGAAGAAGAGAACGAGGGAACGGAGAAGGAAGAGAGCTTTGATGAGGAAAAAATAGACCCCGAAGTACGCAATTACAAACCAGCTGAATCTAAACAGGAAGAAGAGGATGATGAAATAGATCAAGAGGATAAGGCAAGGATAGAAAAGGTGATAGAAAAGAAGTATGGTGGTGATATCAGCCAAATTAAACAGAAGGTAGAGATGGATGCTTTTTTCAACTCTAATCCAGAATTAGGCAAATATCGTCATGCGGTAGAACTTTATAAAGCTCATCCGGCTTATTCCAATGTGCCGATTCATAATTTAGCAGCAATGGTATCAGCTAAAGATATGCAAAAGATAGGTGCAGCTAAAGAAAGAGCAGCGGCTAGGGCAGTAGAGGAAACTAGGAATCCAGGTGGTACAGTTAGAAAACCATCAGGAGAAGCCTTAGACTGGAAATCAGTATCTAAAGACGACTTTGAAGCTCAGAAAGCTAAAGTGTTAGGTCGTATGGGTAATTAAAATTAATTATTTAAAACAAAAATATGGAACAACCAGAAAAAACATTGAAGGAATTACAGGCAGAATTAGTATCACTTGGTATGCCGGAAGAAGAAACCAAGACTTTTAACACTAAAGCACAAATAGTGGCGGTGCTACACACACTTAAAGCTAAAGATGCAGTAGAGAAGGTTAAAACACTAGAGGAAGTAGAATCACCAGCAGAAAAGAAAGCCTTTGAAGCTAAGTGGCTATCAAAAGCAATGTTGATGAAGAGAAGATTGGAATCACAGCCATTAGTCCGGACTCTATTACCACTTGAAGGTAGTGAGAAACAGGGAGTGGTGGAGTGGAGAACCGATAAAAAGGGAGAGAAATATCAATATGTAGTATCCGGTGCTTATGAAACAGTCCAACTTAACGGATATAAGTACATTATCCCTAAAGGTGTTTATTGTGATGTACCAGAACAAATAGCGGAAGTACTTGCCAATGCTTATCATCAAACTCAAGCAGCTGGTGCGGATATATCACTTGACAGAATTGATGATAGAACTGGTAAACCGATGAGAGATGTTATCTAAGCTATCCTTGTCGCTTTCTTTTAATTAGTATATAATTTATATAGAAAGCAATATCGGAAAAACCGAAGGCTCATCTTGCGAGAGGTGAGCCTTTTTTGTTGCTTTGTTAAAAATTATTATTTTTAAATAAAAATATGGCAAATACAACCAGAACTGAAATCCCCATAGAGGTAAATAATTTCTATGATCGGGCTTTGTTAGAAAGAGCTGTCCCAGCTTTTGTCCACAACCGATTCTGTCAAGTCAGAGATATTCCGGCAAACAACGGAACAAATGTTATTAAGTTTAGAAAATATGGTAGCTTAACTGCTCAGACCACCGCCTTAACTGAAGGTGTTACTCCAAGTGGAACTCAATTAAGTGTTACTGATATTACTGCTACTGTTAAATATTACGGTGATTATGTAACTTTAACCGATCAATTAGTCCTAGAAACCTATGACCCCATCCTTACTGAAACTGCTGAGATTCTTGGCGAACAGGCTGGAGATTCCTTAGACCAACTTTGTAGAGATGTTATGGCAGCTGGTACGAGTATCCAATATGCTTCAGTTGCATCCTCAGATGATACCTTGACCGCGGCTATGAAATTAACGAGAGAAGAGATTAAAGAAGCTGTCCGTACTCTTCGTGGAAATAATGCTAAACCCATTACTTCTATGATTGACCCATCTACCGGATACAACACAGTACCTATTGGTAAATCTTATGTTGGTATTGTTTCCGAAGATACTGCTTATGATTTGGATGATGCTACCGGCTGGATTCCAGTTGAAAAGTATCCTTCAAAAGCTGGTGTTATGCCAGACGAAATTGGCTCACTTGCCAATGTTCGCTTCATTATGAGTACTAACGCTTATCAATTAGCAACTGCCAATGCTGATAGTGGTCCTGTTCATTACACTATCATCTTAGGTCAAAATGCAGTAGCTCAAACCAGAATCTCCGGTGCGGCTTTACAAAATATAGTCAAACCTTTAGGTTCTGCTGGTACTGCTGATCCATTGAATCAACGAGCAACCTCTGGTTGGAAAGCATCTTACATTGCTAAGATACTTGACCAAAATAACCTCGTAGTTATTCATCATGGAGTTACCGCTTAATTATTAATTAATTTATAAAGGAATAAAAATATGGCAATAACAAAATCTCAATCAATGCAACCAGCTTCGGTAGTTAATACTGCTGTTGGTAGCTATATAATTGAAAGTGGTGATACAGCTGCCGCAATTACTATTACTTGCGGATTTAAACCAAGATATGTAAAAGTCCTTAATACTGCCTCTAGTGGTGGTTATATGGAATGGTTTGAAGGTATGGCTGCTGCTTATGGTTTTAAATATTTATCTGCTGATGGTGCTGGTGCTTTAGTTACAAGCAATGGCATTACAGTCTCTGACAGTGGTTTTATTATCGGTCTTGATACTGATATAAACGTAAAAGCTGAACAGATCAGATGGATTGCTTTAGGTTAATTTAAAAATTAGATAATCCCCAGCTATTATTAGCTGGGGAGAGTCAAAAAGGAAAAAACTATGATTAAAATAAATTCAGGTGCGGCTCAAGGCAACTTGTCGGATTTGGAAAAAGTTTTAAGGGCTGTGTTGGTTGATCTGACTGCCCTTAAATCCTTTGCTGATTCTCTTAAAGCATCTTTGGTGGGGAAGGGAATGTTGGGCAAGGCTGGTTTGGGGATTGGTTCTACAAAACCTAATGTAGCCAATGCGGCTTGTAGTTATATGATTGCCGGAGTTGATTATCCACTGGCGGCTAATGCCACTGGAACTGCCCTATCGGGTGATAATGTTCCTCAAAACAAGTATGGAGCTTGGGCTTTAGATATTGATGCGGCTGGTTCAATTACCATTGTTCCAGCAGCGGCTAATGCCACTGGTTATGCCAGTGCTGCTTTGGCTGGAGCCGGAATACCGGCTGTGGCTGCAACTAAGGTTAGGTTAGGTTATGCCACCGCCATTAATACTGGTGCAGTCTTTGATCCAGGAACCACTAATTTGGATGCCGAGGGGGTGACTGATACTTATGTTGACGCTTCCAGTTTATATAATTCAATTACTAGTTGTGCTGCGTTAACTCTTAGTTAATTTTTACACTACTCATAAAATTTTTATGGGTAGAAATAAGTCTTAATTAAAAGTTTATAATTAAAAATTATGGCAATATTTAAAGATAACCTTGTAGATTTAGATGCAAACGGTTATCCAGTTTATGGTGATTCACCAT